TTTAAAAAATCCCGAAGTAGAGGTGTTACCGCCGATTATGCGGGTAGTACCGCAGACGAGGGACCACCAGAAGGACGAGCAGTTAGGCTTGCAGATACGGGATTTGGGGCGGCTAGGATTGTCTAAGAGTAGTGCTGCGCTAGCGGCTAGGATTACGCCGTACTTGCTGGATAAGTATTACTCTGAGGAGTTTTTAGAGGGTCAGAGCCAGATGCAGAAGGGTTTGGCTAGTGTAGCCATTACTGAGGCTATGAATGGCAATACGCCTGTGTTGTTACACCTGTTAAAGACTAAGCTAGGTTGGTCTGAGCAGCAGACGCTAGAGATTACGGGTGAGGTAAGGGCGGTAGTTAGTGCCAAGCCGTTGTCTAAGGAGGAGTTTATCCAGAAGTACCTAAACGATGGCTCGCAGGAGGACTGAGGCGGATAGGTTAGTTTATGTTAAATGCCCTTACTGTAGACTTGTTGGGATGTACGTTACGAATAGGAAAGTAATTTCCTGTCGGATCAGGTATTGTATTGGTGTGATAAAGATACCTCGTGATGAGGTAACAAAGGGGGCATACGAGCGGCAATGGGGATAGAGCACAGGGAAAAGGAAAAGAGTGGCAATACGATGCGGTGTCCCTGTTGTAAGCATGTTTCTACGGTTAAGGTTGGGGATAGTGACCCTTATGTAAGCCTAGCCGCTGGTGCTGTTGGACCCTACTTTATTTGTCAAAATCCCAAGTGTGCAGTCGAGCGGATTTACAGTGAAAATGCGGTTATGACTAGCGGCAAATGATGGATTATAGCGAGGAAAGGGCGGACGAAACGATTATTTGGGCTCCGCAAGCAGGGCCACAAGAGGCTTTAGTTCATTGCCCCATAACCTTAGTAGGCTACGGTGGCGCGCGAGGCGGAGGTAAAACCGATGGCGTACTGGGCAAGTTTGCTGTAGTGCAGGAACAACTAGGTAGGGACTTTAACGCTATCTTTTTTCGTAAAGAACTACCGCAAGCTGATGACTTAATTGAAAGAGCTAAGCAGATTTACCTACCCCTAAAAGCTCATTACCAGGACCAGAAAAAGCAGTTTACTTTCCTTAACGGTGGGCGATTAAGGTTTCGCCCCTTAGCAGATGATTCGGATGCAGAAAAGTACCAAGGTCAAAATCTGAGTCATGCGGCGGTAGAGGAGGCGGGAAACTATGCTGACCCGTCACCAATCTGGAAGATGTTTGGAGCTCTTCGAGGTAAGGGCGGTGGTCAGGTTATTCTTACCTTTAACCCTGGCGGTGTAGGGCATCACTGGCTAAAAGAGTTGTTTATTAAGCCAGCTCCAAAAGGCATGAAGGTACTGGAAAAGAAGCTGCCTAACGGGGCTAGTTTCGACTACATTTACATACCAAGTAGGGTAACTGACAATCAAATACTCATGGCGCGAGATCCTGAGTATATTAACCGCCTACACATGGTAGGTAGTCCTGAACTTGTAAGAGCGTGGTTAGAAGGAGACTTTGAAATACATGAAGGGTCTTATTTTCCTGAGTTTAGCAGTAGACATATTGTTAAGCCTTTCAATGTTCCTAAGCATTGGCCTCGTTATCTTGGGTACGATTGGGGCTACCGTAGTCCTTTTGCTGCTGTCTGGGGTGCAGTCTCTAGTGGCAGGGACGATCATGGTACCGAAGTTCCTTACCCGAAGGGTAGTATCATCGTCTACAGAGAGATGTGGGGTAAAGGAGTCGATAACAACGAGCAAGCCGCAAGAATTGCCGCTGCAAGCGTTGGAGAAAACGTCGTTGCAGTTGCAGACCCTTCCATCTTTAAGCACGAAGGCGGACCTAGCATTGCTGACCAATTTCTCGCTGTCTTTGCCAGATACAAGCATCCAGCGTTTAGACCCGCCGACAATGACCGTATTTCAGGGTGGTCGCAGATAAGACAGAGGTTGGTTAATAAGCCTGCTCTATTGTATATTTTTGCTACCTGTCCATATTTGATTGAAACACTTCCCGCTCTTGCCATGGATAAGCGCAAGCCAGAAGATGCAGATAGCACAGGTAATGACCATGCCTGCGACGCCCTTAGGTATTTGTGTAAGGCTCGCTTGATCGATAGTCAGTGGGAACAACCACCAGAAGTGCTAAACAAAGGTATTATCAAGCTACAGGCGTATATCGCCCAGATGCGAGCTAGAGCTAACAGACCAACAATATGAAAATCAAACCGCTCATTGAACTCTATACGGGACCATATTGGAAAAGCCAAATTACTCTAGCAGAAGAGCGGCGCAAGAAGTTTATTGAGGCGGCAGAAGAATCTATTAGGATTTATAATGCTCAGAAAGATGTAGGCATTTTACGGGATACAGAACGCCGTCTTAACGTATGGTGGTACTGCGTTAATACTCTTTTACCTGCCTACTACAGTTCTACTCCAAAGGCTGAAGTAATGCTTCGTAAGCGTAGCGGCGGTGTAATGCACGAGGCTTCCGCTGTTATTCTTGAACGCAATATCCAGTATCAGATGGATATGAGCTTTAATTTTGACCAGGTAGGCTACTCAGCGGCCTTACAGTTCCTTTTAACTGGTCAGGCAGTACTTTGGGCTAGGTACGACTTTGAAATGGAGGAACGTGAGCAGGAGATGGTTCTGTTCGCCAATGACGAAGGTAAGCTAGTCGATGTAGACGGCGAAACCTACGAAGGGCCAATGGACGTAGTTCAGCAGGGTCCAGGCAACACGTTTATTGTCCCTGTAAACGTAGAAGTTAAGGATGATGAGGCGTCAATCTTAGACATCGTTCAATACAACGATTACCTTTGCTCAGATGCTAGAAATGAATCTGAAGTAGAATGGAGAGCTCGACGTGCTTTTCTTACTCGCTACCAGGCAGAAAAGCTATTTGGACAAAAGATAGCTGATGGACTTAACTATGATAGCTTTCCAGAGGCTATCAAGAAAGACTTCAATAGAGATAGAGAAAAGTACGAGGGTAAGGCTGAAGTATACGAAATCTGGTGTAAGGCAAGCGGCAAGGTTTACTGGATTCAAACAACGGGTGAAAAATCGTTGTTAATGGAATCAGAACCACCAATTGACTTTGAGAAGTTCTTCCCTTGCGTAGTAATAGCCCAAAACGTAGACCCAGACTCAGTTATCCCTGTCTCTGATTACACTCATTGCAAAGACCAAATCCTTGAAATTGAGCGGCTTACCACTCGTATTCACGCCGTTACTCAGGCTATTCGTACCAATGCTCTTTATGACTCATCCATGGGCGCTCAAGTAGAGCAGCTAATGATTGGCGACCTAAAGATGATTCCAACTATTAACTGGAACAGTCACAAAGGTCGTGGGGGCTTGCAAAATGCCGTAGAGTTTATGCCAATCGAGCCATACGTTAATGCCCTGCAAACTTTGCAGACCGCAAGACAAACAGCGCTTCAACAGCTCTATGAAACCCTAAAAGTATCTGACCTTTTGCGTGGCACAAGTGCAGAGTACAAAACGGCTACGGCTAACAGACTGGAAAACGCTTGGTCGTCCCTTGGTCTTATTGTTCGTCAGAACATGTTCACTAAGTTTATTTCAGACGCTATCGGCAACCTTGGCACCATCATTATGGACCAGTTTGAAGAAGCTAAGATAATGAACTGCGGCGATGCAGAACAAGTGCTTTCTCCGCTTATTCCACCAGAGCCGCCAGCGCCTCCAATGGACCCAAACATGCCGCCAGAGGCGCAACCACCAATGCCGCCTCCCGTAGACCCTGCGCTACTTATTGACGTCATGAAAAAGAAAATCATGGCGTTATTTAAGGATGATGACCAGTTTAACTACCGTATTCAGATTGCTTCCGACTCGATGGTGGCAATCGACCAGGCACAAGACCAACAAGAAGGTCAGGCGTTGCTTGGGGCAGCAGGTGAGTTTTTTAACCAAATGCGCGCACTCATTGAGCAATACCCACCGCTGCTGGAGTTTAGCATTAGCTTATTCCAGAACGTAATCAAGCGTTACAAAGGCGGTAAAGAATTGGATGGTTTGTTTACTGGAGCACTTTCTCAAATTGGTGAAATCTCCAAGGCAAGAGAAGAGGCCGCTATGCAACCTCCACCGCCAGATCCCAAGATCATTGAAATGCAAGGACGGATGCAGATTGCACAAACGGAAGCTAATGCCCGTCTACAAACAGCTCAAATGGAAGCCCAAGATAGGCATGACAAGAACATTCTCGCCTACCAAGACCAGCAACTTAAAATACAGCGTGACCAACTTGAAGCTCAACTTGCTGTTCAAAAACAACAGTTTGAGGAGTTTGTTAAGCAACAAGAACTTGTACTGCTCCAGCAAGAAATCAATATCAAAGGTCAAGCTGTTCAAGTTGATAACCTTAAAGTACAAGCGATGGCTCAGTCCGATGCGGATAAACACGCAATTCAGCAAGAAGCTCACCGCATGAAGGGTATTCTTGATATTCAAAAGCTAGAGTTAGACAACATGCGAGTCCGTTTAGCAGAGTCGGAAAAGCTGATGGAGGAGCGGCGTCTTGCTTCAGAGCAACAGTTAGAGCGCATCCGTATGCAGATGGATCAAGTTAATACTAGTCCTAAGCTAATGAGCATGGGCGGTATGACTGGTAGAAAGAAGTCAGGCAAAATCATCACTGATGAAAACGGTAATCCAACAGCAATTGAAATTACCGAACAACCAGAAGTGAAGGTTCAACGTATAACACTTGATGAAGAGGGCAATCCTAGCGGGATTGAGTTAAGCTAATGGCAAATGCAATTTATCCTAAAGCAAAAGAGAAGTTTCTCGACGCTCTAATTGATATTCCCAGTGACACTATTAAGATAGCTTTGATAGACACCGGAACATATACCTACAATTCCGCTGATGAGTTCTGGAGTTCTGCCAGTTCTGCAATCGTAGGCACAGCAGAAACATTAGCCTCTAAGACTATCACTAACGGCGTATTTGATGCAGCGGATGTTACCTTTACTTCCGTATCTGGAGTAAGCGTAGAAGCTCTTATCATTTACAAAGATACAGGCTCAGCAGCTA